ACGCACATCGCCAGCGAGCGCGGACTCCAGTCGCGCCACGATCTCACTGCCGGTGGCCAGCCAATCCTCGGGCAGCGGCATCAGTAGCGCTCCAGGCTGGCCGCGTCGAAGATCGGCGCGCGAGCGGAGACTCGCACGCCCGCCTTGGCCGCATCGACCGGCTCGATGCCCGCCAGATCCACCAGCACCGACTTGCCGGCGGCGATGTCGCGCAGTTCGGCAATGGCCTCGTCGCGGCGCTTCTGGATGGTTTCGGTCACCGCATCGTCGTACAGCTGGTAACGCGCCAGATCGCCCGCCAGGCGCTTGATGCTGCCCGGCGCCGGATCGAGCGGCACCCGGTAGCGCGTCGCCACGTAGCCGTCGATCTGTGCGCTGGCGTCGGCCAACGCGGCATTCACCAGCCCCAGGGCAGCGAGCGCGGCCTCCTGCTCCGCGGCGGTGAAACCGGCCAGACTGCCGCCCGCCGCCGCCGTCGAAAGCAGCGCGGCCGTCACCCGGCGCGGAATGCCGCGATCGGCGCGCTGGGCGATCTCCTCGGCGCAGAAGCGCTCCAGCAGCTCGGCGGCGGAGAGATAGGGCATCGCGCGCTCCCGTCAGGCCAGACGCGCCGCGCCGGCCTCGACCAGCACGGCCGCCACGGCGGGCGAAGCGGCGAAGACCGTGCCGGGCGCGACATCGACGCCATCGTGCCGGATCGGCTCGACGGCGACGATGGCGACCTCCTCGCCCGACACCGTGGCCGGCGCCGGAGAGGCGGGGGGTTTCGTCTTGGCCATGATTACGCGACCGCCGCCGAGATCAGGTAGCCGGCGTTGATGCAGGCGGCCACCGGGGCGAGCGCATCCGTTACCGGATAAATCCAGCTCTTGGCGTTGCGGTCGCTGTACGGCGTTTCGACCAGCGGATAGTTGCGCAGCCGGTAGGTGTAGCCGTAACTGGGCAGGCCGCCGTCGGCGATGCCGGAAACGTCGGTGTAGGCCACGACGACATACTTGCCCCAGACATCGACGATCGCGCCGCTGGCGTCCTCGTAGACGGCATCGCCCACCACCACGCGCTTGACATCCCACAGGGTGGCCAGCATGTCGAGCGTCACCGAATCGCGGCCGGTGTACTTGATGCGGTCGATGATGGCCGGATGCAGCTTGAGCGCCGCCCACACCTTGGGACCGAGCACCACGGTGTTCGGTCGCTTGCCGACGGCGGCGCGCACCGCCTCGATGGCGGTCTGGATATCCTTGGACGGGTTGCTGACGCCCGAGTGATCGGACCACTGGCTGGCGCCGGACAAGGTGATCTTGTTGGCGGCCTGGTAGTTGGCGGCGTTGGTGGCGATGCCGGCGGCCAGCACCTCGTTGCCGAGCTGGATGATGTTTTGCGCCTTGATCACGGCGATCTTGCCGAGATCGACGCCGGGCACGGCATTCGCCTCCTGCATGATCTCGAACGGCACCTTGCTCTCGATGCTGTAATCGGTCAGCGCGAAGGAGGCGCCGCTGTAACCGATGTCGAGGCGCTTGGTGGCCGCGCCGGGAGCGCGGGCGGTGTTGTAGAGGCGGAAATCCTCGCGGCCGAACTGGATGATCTTGCCGCCGCGCTGCTCGACCGGCACGACCGGGAACAGGGCGGGGAAAACCAGCTCGGCATTCTGGTAGCCCTGGGCCACCGTGGAGAGGACGGGATCGATGACGCGCGCTTGCGACGAGGTGAGTTGGGGCATGACGGCTCCTTAGGCGACGTTGGGAACGAGCAGGACTTCGATGAACTGGCCGGCGGCGGTGGCCGCTTCCAGGGCGATGCCGACCTTGGCGCCGGAGCTCGCCCAGGTGATGGCGCGCCCGGAGGCATCGGCCTTGACGGTGGCGCCGGCCGACAGCGCCGCGCCCGCCTCGACCACGGCGGTACCGAGCACATCGACGGCGATCTTGTCGCCGGGAACGGCGGCGGTGCGGGCGACGCCCAGGGTATTGGCATCGGCGCCGGCCTGCGCGCCGGCCGGGGTGACGAAACGGTTGGCGGCGATCGTGCCGGTGGCGACGACGGTCAGCGCGAGCAGGGAAATGGCTTGCTGGGACATGGATGATCTCCTATTGGGCGGCCACGACGCTCAGCGCGGCGGCGTAGCTCAGGTTGTGGGCAATGGCATGGGCGCCGACCTTGCGGTGCAGGGCCAGCGCGTCGGCATCGACGGCGAATCCGGACGGCACGGCGAACTCCGGCGGGCGCGCGGCGTTGCCGTCGGCCGCCCGCGCATGCGTGGCCGTCTCGCCGGCCGGCGCCACCACCGGCGCGGACGCGACGAAGGCATTGAAACTGGCCAGGTCGGCGCGCGCCATCGCGGTGGCGTGTTCCGCCTGCGCCGGCAGGATCTTGCCGGCGGCGAGAGCGCCATTCACGGCGCCGGCGATGGCGGCCTCGGCCTTTTCGGCTTCCAGCGCGGCCAGCCGGTGGCTAACCGCCTCGAATTCGGCGCGCGGCACGTAGAGCGCGGCATCCGGGGCGCGGTTGAGGACGGCGTTCAGGGCCGTCGCCACGGTATCGGCGCTGGCATCGAGAGGAAGATCGAGCAAGGTGCAGACGCGCTCGGCAACGGAATCGGGCATGGGGGCCTCCTGTGCGGGTTGGGAAAGGTCGGCGACGCCCAGCGAGTTGAGCGCCGTCAGATGCAGATTCGGGTTGTTGGTGAGGCCGGCATTGAGCAGCTTGAGGATGCGGCCGCTGGTCTTGTCGAAGGTGAATACCGGCGACAGGTAGCGATACTCGCGGGCGGCGATCATCCGCGCGGCGCGCTCGGTCCATTCCACGCGCCCCCAGATGCCGTCGGCGTCGGCGCGGATCTGCTTGATCCAGCCCGCCGCCGGGGCCGGCTGGCCGTTGCTGGCGGCATGCACGCCCTGGTGCTCGTAGTCGATGGAGAGGTCGCCGCCCCAGCTGTCGAAGGCGTTGATGACGCCCTCTTCGTCGAGCAGGTAGGGGCCGCGCCCGTCGCGCCCGGTAAAGCGCCCGGCCGGCAGCAGATGCACCCACTCCGGCACCCTGCCGCCGTCTTCGGGCAGCAAGGCGGTGGCATGCGACGCGGTCGCGGTGGAGGCGTTCGGGGGAGTGCGAAGATTCGGCATGGAGCGAATCTTCGCCGCGCGCGCGCGGATCGGTCAGGGGGAAGGCGTTCGGCGGGCGTCCCGTCGCCGGTTATTTGCGCAGGTGGTCGCGCAGGATGTCGATGATTGCCGAGCTCGTCGCCGCCGCCAGCTCGCCGTCTCGGGTGACCGGCAGGAACGGCCGGGCGTGAATCGCCACTTTTTTACTACGCCCGGCCCGGCCGCCGAACTGATGGATGGCCGCATACGGCTTGCCGGCAGTGAGCGTGGCGCTGCTGGCATCCGCGGTGGCGCCAATACTGGCGGCGAGCTGGCCACTATCCTGCAAGATGCGCGCGCCCGCTCCGCCGCCCTTGCGGCGCTTCAGGGTCGAGGGTTTCAGCGGCGCCCAGGCGCCGCCGAAGGGACTGGCCTGTGTCTCGAAGGCATCCTCGGCGTCATTGCGCAACAGCCGGGCGATGGCGCGCATGACCGGCGCCATGTCGCGCGACCTGGCCGCCAGATCGGCCAGCGCCTGGCGCACCGCCTTGTCATCGACTTCGATCTTGAAGGCGGTCATGGTCTACCCTATACTGACGCCGGTCGATTGCGGTCATGAAAGCTTCCGACTGACGCGCCCAAAGGAACCGCACGGCGGCCCCCGATCGAGTCGGCGACGGGGGCTGTTTCATTTGCGGTACAGCAGGAAGCCATCCCGCTGCCTCTCCAGGTAGCGCTTGCGCGCCGCCGCGCCGCGATCCGGCTGCGCCACCATGACCGTCGAGCCGCTCCAGCCATCCTTGCCGTGCTCGAACACCGCCAGGCCATACTGCGGGTCGACGCCCGCGCCGTCGTCGATCTCGAAGCTCTTCAGGTAACGCCGTTTCAGCAGCCAATGCCCCGGCTCGTCGCGCGACTCTTCCCAGCGCAGCCAGATTTCATCGGGGGTCTTGATGGCGTCGGCCAGCAGTCTCATGTAACGGCCCCGGCCATTCTTGTCCGCCTTCCAGTTTCCCGCCCCATCCTTGAACAGCGCCTCGTCGATGACCAGCGCGCCGTCCTTCGCGTCCTGGAACACCACCGGCCTGCCCACGGCCGCGCCGAACTCGGCCAGGAAGGCGCGGGCGTAATCCTCCGGCGGCAGACCGTCGGGAAGCAGGCGGGCGGCCGGCACGCGGGCCGGCGCGGGCAGATCGGGCAGTTGCACGCCCGGGGCGAAGCTGCGCGGCAGCGTATCGAGCGGCGGCGGCGTGAAGGGCTTGAGGCTGGCCGCACCGGGGTTGTAATCCCAGCCGCGATCCGCCCACAGCGTGACGGTCCTGCCCGGCCGGTCGGGGTCGGGGATGCGCACGCCGCGCTGAATGGCTTTTTCGGGATGGAATTCGCCGGTGCGCTTGTCGACCACCGGCCCGATCGGCAACGCCTGCTCGACGATCTCGGCCTTTTCCTGCACGCGCAGGCCGCGCCGGGCCAGCTCGCGGGCATCCAGGTTGCGGCAGCGGCAGCGGCAGTTGAACCCGTTCGGCGGCGCGATCACGCCCCACACCGGGTCGGTGATCCTGAACACCTGGCCATTGAAGCGGGCATGGCCCGGCCGGGTGCGGCCGTCCATCACCGCGATGTACTGCACGTAGGGCGCCTCGTCGGCCTCGGCGGCGAACTGCTGCCAGCGGCCGGACATGTAGGCCGATTGCAGGTTCGTCCGGTAGATGGTGGAGAGGCGGCGCGGCGAGCCTTCCTGCACCACCTCGGCCTGGCCATCGGCGCCGACGACGATCTTTTTGCCCCACCAGCCCTTTTGGTGCAGCAGCGCGCCCATGCGCTTCTTGAACGCGGCCTCTGTCTCGCCGGCCAGCGCGCGCCGCACGCCCTCATGCATATCCTGGAGGATGTCCACCCGCGCCAACTTGGCGACGGTGAAAGCGCGCGAATGAACGTC